CAGCTCCAGCTTCCACTTGCTTCTGGTGCGCTGCACATCTGGCTTCGGCCTAACTTCTTGGCTTCGGCCCGGGCTACGGCCCCCTTTCTTTCTCACATCTGCTCGCGGAGCCGCCTTCATGGCGTTCCAAATGGGATTGGACGTGTTGAGAGGTCTAGGGGTGTTCACGCTATTCGGATATGATCCGGTGGAACAGGCTCTCACCGATATCTTGTGGTGGTCTAAGACTGTGATGGTGTGTACTGTGGCTGCGTACTCAGTTCTCTTTGTGCGCGGCCGTGTCGCTCACTACGTCAACTACGTCAACCTCAAGGTGAACGTTGGGCATTTCAATGCCAACGGGAAAGCGTACTACCGTGAGCATGCTGATGCGCCCTTGTACAGGGCTGAGCTCAGGAAGAGCAAGGGACCTGACCAGAATGGTGCTCTTCAGCACCCTGAATATGAATATTTTCTGGTCGAGAGGCCTTTCATTGGCTTCATGTCAGAGAGCACCCTTGTCGGTGCAGCGCCGGTTCGGCGCCTGAGTGAAAAGGCGCTCCCCACTGGTCTGGTGATTGTATTCGATAATAAGAACGTCGCCGGAGTTGGTTGGCGTTACGGGGACAAACTTGTGACGGCACGCCATCTCCTTGACTGTGTTCAGGATCTCTGGATCCAGGGCACCAGTGGCCGCGTCCAGATCAAGGGCCACAACGTGGAGACCCCCCCCGTCGTCGAGTATGAACATACGGGCGCAGACATTGCTTCTGTGGACATCGCCCAGAAGCTTTGGTCCCAGGTGGGATGTCGTGCGCTTCATCGTAAGCAAATCAGCACGAAGGGGAGTGGTCGCGTTACGGTCTACGGCGCAGACAAGGAAGGCATCTATGAGGCACATGGAGACCTGTTCGCGAATGGTTCCGAGCAGAAACGCCATGGCACAATCGCCTACCGTGTCAACACCCTTCCCGGGTTCTCTGGTTCTCCGGTTATGATGAGAACCTCCGCTGGGCAGATGGCTATCGTTGGTATGCACATCTGCGGCGACTATGGCCGTGATAACAAGAATCACGGTGTATGTGCGTCCGCTATGTCGCTACACCTCAACGGCACCGTGTCCTGTGGAGAGCATCTGACTAAGGAGCTGATCATGAATGAGAGCGCCCTGCCTGGGGATAGGCAGGAGATGTTCGATGATTGGAACATGCTCCACTTTGACCGGAGGGCCATCGAGGCCTTCGAGCGGGAGGAGATGGAAGCCGAGGCCTGGGATCAAGTCCACGGCGACGACTTCGAGGGCGAAATGGACCGCTTCAAGACGAAGAAGCCCAAGAAGGCAGACCTTTCTCGTATGTACAAGGGATTCAACGAGGGCGTCTTCGGGACCGGGCACAGTGGTGCACGTCCTGAGCGCTGGGATAAACAGGGATACGAATATCTTGCGCCTCCCGACGAGTCCAAAGCTGACCGCGAAGTGCGCTTTGCAAGAACGTGCAACAAGAACCTCCATGCCCTGAGGATCGAGGCCTATAACTTCGCTGTGGAGCTGCATGCGCCGCATTTGGCTCCTATGCTAACCGGCTTCTTTACCGGGCAGAGAGCGTGGAAGACTCACCGTGACGATTCCAGCACAACTCTTCAGCCAGTGATTGCCAACAAGAAAGTGGCAACGTCTGCCGACATTCGCCGTATCTTCGGCAAGATCTGCGATGGCGATCACACAGCCTTCATTGAAGCAAATCAGTACACCTACGCCAGCCTGGTGGACAGTGTCGAAGAGACTGGTCTGTTCGCCGCTTTCCGTCAGTACCGCGACCATGGCAGGTCGATCTTGGCTCTCGGAACCGGCCAGGACAAGGTCTTCAACACTAAGGACGGTAAGTCCTTCTTCAGGCAGGTCGGTGAGGTGGGTAAGAAGCTCAAGAAGAAGGCGAGGGCCAGGCCTAAGCTTAACACACCGGAGGACAGTAAGCTTCTGAAGTCTCTGGGTGTGGAGGGGCACTATTGCCTCCCGCCCAATGACGAGGACGCTATCATAGCCTCCATGAAGGCTCAAGCCGCTAAGCAGATGTCTGAGCGGGCATACCCTATTGGCCCAGACATGCTCGATTCCTGGATCCGAGCCATGGAGCTCAACTGGGATGAGCACCCCGAC